ACCCTTACGGAGCTTCTTGTTGCCGTCTTTATCTGTTTCATAGAGGCTTTCACGTTTTTTCTCGTATTCCTCTGTTATTTTTAGACGTTGCTGTTCATAAGTCAGAATGTCTTTCATCATATCGTCAAGGGCTTGTTTGTTACCTTTGACTTGAATCTGCCTTGCAACTTCGGCATAAGACTTTAACATCGCTTGCTGCTCGGAAGAAAGGTCAGCGGTTGTCAGGTTCAAGGAAGCCCGGTATTCAAGCTGTTGTTCCTTTGTCGCTTTCGGGTTCTGATTGAGCCATTCAAGCACTTTTTTGTCTTTCAGGTCTTCAATCATTTTCTGCGCCCGTTTATCGTTCTCGGCGATAAGGCGGTCATAGTTCAACTGCACCTGCGCAACGGTCTTTTCATAACCGTCTTCAAGTTCGTTGATTTGAGCCTGACGGATGTCTATCTCGGCTTGTGAAACTGCTTCTGAAACCTTTGCTGAATACTCCTTGATTTTAGCCATGCGTTGGGCTGTTTCATCGGCGATTTTTTGCTGTTCTTTGGCGAGTCTCTTTTCCTCGTTCTTTTCCTGCGTTGTCTTCTGGCTTGTACCCGCTTGTTCAAACAGTTTTTGAAAGTCAGATGAAACAGAGGTCATTTTCTCGGAATACTTGTTTATACGAGCGTCTATTTCGTTCAGAACAGGGTCATTGGCGATTGTCTGTTTGAACGCTTCACGGGCTTTTCTCGCACCTGCCTCGGTGTAAACCCATGCTCCGCTGCGGTCAACGTATTCATAGCCTCCTTGTGTCGTGTGTGAATATCCCGGCACTTTGCTTCCCGCCTGAATCTTATCCATTTGGTCTTCAAGAGCCATTTGGCGTTCAACCCTCTTTGCGTAGGCTTCGTCAAGACGGGATTGCCATGCGGCGGCTTCCGCACGTTTTTGAAATGCTTTCATCATCAAGGAAGTGTTCTTGACAAAGATGTTTTCAGCATCATTGACGCTGTTGACGGCAATTCCCAATTCTTTGAACTTCGCCTGACTTTCTTTTATCCACTCACGCTTTTCATGGGCTGACTTGCATTTCTTGTATTCGTCTTGAAGACGTTTATACGTTGAAATGGCTTTGCCCGCTGATTCGCTAACCTGTTTGTTGAACGCTTCGGCTTCCTCACGTTCCTTTTTCAGAGCGTCAGCGGCTTCGTCCGTTGATTTTCTGAAAGCAAGGAAAGCTGTCACGGCGGCTGCAAGAACAGACAGAACCAAACCAAGCGGATTGGCTTTTACAGCCATGTTGAAAAGCAACATAGCGTCTTTGGCTGAACGTATAGAGGTTGTTAGAGACAGAAAAGCACTAACAGTTCCCCAAATGTTCATCAATTTATGTGCGGCTGCGACAGCGATAACGGCGGCTTTATATGCCCCGTATGTAGCGATGATTGTCAAAAGGATGTTACCGACTGTTTCCCAGTTCTCAATCAGGGTTGAGACAAGACCAAGAGAGGTGTTTATTACCCCCTCCTGTGACTGACCTATGGCATTAAACATTGTGTCGATTGCGTCCTCAATGTTTGAAATCTGCCCTGTGATTGTTTTTGACTGAGCTTCCATAAGACCGCCGAACTTACTGCCCTCGTTGGTCAGGTTCTCAATGGCTTTCTGAACTTCGGGGAATCCGACTTTTCCGTCTTCTACAAGTTGTTTGACCTGATTTTCAGCTACGCCGAACTGTTTTGCGAGTTCTTCCATAAGAGGAATACCACGCCCCAAGAATTGGTTCAGGTCTTGTGTGTACAAACGTCCCTGAACCATTGTCGTTCCGTATAGATAGGCAAGGTCGTTGATAGGGATTGAAAGCCCGGCGGCGATGTCCCCGAGACGTATCAAAGTGCTGTTCACGTCATTTGCTGCAACACCGTAGGCAAGAAGCTGTTTTGCGGCTTGACCGATGTCTTTCAGACCGAACGGAGTTGTGGCGGCTGTCTTGACAAGCTGGGTCATCAAAACATCTGCCTGACCCGCAGAGCCGAGCATGGTTTTGAAAGCGATTTCAAGCTGTTGGAATTCTCCACGGACAGTCGCAACGTGTGTGATGAAATCTTTTATCTGAGACACGGCAAACACGCCAGCGACAGTCCTGCCGATTCTTTTGAATGAATCGTCAATCCTTGCGCCTTCGTCAACCGCTGTCTGCCCTATGCCTTGGAGCAAACGCCGTGATTCGGCTACGCCTACCCTTAACTGGGAGTTGTCAAGCCCGACACCGTAATTCAGTCTTCCTTTATCGTTGTTCATTGTTTCTGCCTTTAATCACAGGTTTCAAAAAATTTCCTTACTTCTTCTTTGTTTCTTGGGTCATCTGCCTTGATAACTTTTTGTCCTTCATCCTTTTTCCCGTCATTTTTCTTTTTATCGTATGTCGGGAGAATAGCCCCGTACATTATCATGTTCGTATAGCTGATATTGTACAAAACATAGTCAAAGGTCAGATTGTAGCCTTTTGCAAAACCGCCTACGACAGCCCAAATGCTGTCATTTAGTTCTCCACTTTCCTCGGATGAAGAAGATTGAGTTCTGCAAGGAAAGTGGTAAGCCCGAAAAAATCGGCTATCTGCATTCTTGATAAGATTTGGCTTACAATCAGGTTCAGTTCCCTCGGGGAGACATCTTCAAGAAGCTCTTTTGCGAGTTCCGCTTTCTTGTCAATGGTAATTTCAACTTCAACCGTGTATGGTCGGCGAATAAGCCCGCACATATACCGTTTTTCTTTGATTTGTGGAACTTTCTTCTTTTCTGTGATGTTCTTTGCACCAAGAATGAGAATAGCCGCTATATCGCCGAGAATGCGGCAGTCTTTCGCTACGGATAATGTTTCTTCAACGACCTTCTCCGTGTCAAGCGCAATATGTGGAAGTTGTGAAATCGCTTCTGAAACAAGTATGAGGGTTGCCGTGCTTGCGGAGGCAACCTGATATGACTTTTCGCCTACCTTGACTTCAAAAGGTTGTTCAAGGATGGTTTCAGCAACCGTTTGTTCTATTGTCTTATTCATATCTGACGAATTTCTAAGTTATGATTAGAGACGGGGGTCGGAATCGAACCGACATGCAACCGGGAAAGGCGTTCAGGCTTCACGGTGGATAAACCAGTGTATCAACCCCGCTGAAAATTCTTACTCACCCCCTTTTGTGTAAGGCTTAACGGTTTTGCCCGTCTTGGGTTTCAGGCAACGTGCAACGTAATGAAGCATTTTACCGTCAGCGGTTGAATAGCTTTCATCACAACGAACCACGGAACGGTCAATCTGTGCGCCCTCGCATTCTTCGTCTTCGGGAGTTATGCGGAAAGCGTGTTCTCCTGCGATTAACCCGTCATTGTCTTCAAACGGGCGTTCCGTACCTTTTTTGACAAACATGTCAAATTCGAGTGTATAAGTATTCTTTCCGTAACGGACATCAACAAGTTCGCCGCCCTCCTCTGTGGCGGTCTTCTCAGTTCCCGCCGTGGGGGTGATTTTCGTTGTGTCTTCTTTCGGCGTATCAAGGGCTTTCCAAGCCTCCGGGGAGGTGGGTGCGCCATTTGTTGACGGGGTTGTTTCAATCTTACATTTACCCCATGATAAAATTGACATAACTTATTCGTTTTTAATGTTCTACAATTTATTTGATATTCAGAGGCGCATCATCGCTGCCGAAGAACTCGTAATGAAGTTTCACAACGATGAAATGCTGATTGATGTCAGGTTCAGCCTCCGTGTAAATGGTTTGTTGAAGCCTGAATTTATAACAGGACTTATCGGCGGTCAGGCTGTTGACCCAATCATTGGCGAGACGCTCTATTTCTTCCGTCCGCTGACCGTCTTCAACGAGAACCCCGTTTCCGTACAAGTCAGTATCGGGTACATAGATATTCACGGTAACGACACCTGTCTGAACTTCGTCAGGCAAGCCCGTTGTGAAGATTACCACCGCATCTTCTCTGTTACTGTCACGGGGGCGGTAACCGCTTCTGTAAACCTCGCCTGAAATCATTCCCGAAAGAACGCTGTCTTGCAGTAGTCGGTACACATCCCCTTGAATCTGTTTTGAAGTCTTAGCCATATAAATTCTGTTTAATGAAATCCGAGTTGCTTCAACATTTGCGGTACAAGACGCTCGGCAAGAAGTTCTGAACTGTCAAGAACGTCAAGCCCTTTTGCGGACACATAAGAAGCGTAGTTCATACCAGCCACGACAATAAGGCAAATCCCCTGCGGGAATTTTCTTGCGAGGCTTTTCACATACGCTGCCCCCTTTGAAGAACCGTCCTTGCCTTGTTTCACGGTTTGGAAGCTGGATGAATGGATTATTCGCCCGTCAACCGTGATAACATAGCCGATTGAACTTCTCAGGTTGCCCGTGCGGTCTTTGTAAGAATTGGTTGAACGTGCCCTGTTCAAGACTGTCTCCCCGATATACATCAGGTTTCGGATAAGAACTTGTTTCAGCCTTTCAAGCTGCTGTTCCGTGTATCTGTCAATCTCCGACATCGGTGTTAGTTGTGTGATAGGCATATTCTTCTCAGTTATTTTTTGCGAAATCGGCGCATGTGGCGTTTACTTTTCTTATTGGTATGTTTGACCGGGTTGAAAAAGAAAAGCCGACATACAGCCGCACATCGCTTTAGACCAAAATTCTTACTTCACACACGGCTTCAAGCGGTTCTGCCTGAATGATTGAAAACGTGCCAATCTCTTTTCCTGACAAGTCTTTCAAGCGTAGCTGTTCCGATGGAACGGGCTGTTCTTCAATCAGGATTTCATAGGAAGCCACTGTGAAGTGTTCCCCCTTGATGATTCCGAGTTGGTTGAACTTCTTCGCCTTGAATTGACATGGAACAGGTTCGCCCCATGCCACGGAAGACGGTTTGACGGGATAACCCGTTTCAGGGTCAATCCCGCTCACTGTCTTTGTCTTGAATTCGATTGTTCCGTTTTGAATAATCATAGCCGAGAGCCTTTATATCCGTAAATAGGTTTCGGTGTTCCTGCCTTGTCGCTTGCCCCGAAATCATCGTACAAGCTGTAAGCCCCGTTGCGGAACTCCCTGCGCTGTTCGTCCGTGAACGAATAGGACTGCCCTCCCTGCGATATATCGGGGGCGGTAGACAGCCACAGCAGGAGGTCAGCGACGGCAAGGTTATACTCCTTGCTTTTCTGCACTTCCTGTGTCGCATCGGTTGTCAGCGACAATCCCCGTTTGTCCGCTATTGTTGTCAATGTGCGGAGGGGAACAGGGTAGGCATTAACGCCTTTCAACGCTTCGAGAACTGTTTCCATAGCTTAATACCTTAATCCCAATCTTGTGCGTCCGTTCTCACGTAGATGTTACGGTAAGCCGTATCAAATACGGGGATAGCGTCAGCCTGACCGATTGTAACCTCGCTCTTAGGCTCAATCGTGCCGTACTTCTTCACGACTGTATGGGCACGCACGGCTCTCAGAATTGTTTCTTCATTTTCTTGAAGAATGTCATACTGCGTGGAACCGAGTATTTCACTTTCTGACAAAATCATACGGCTGTTCTCAAACGGGTTGCCGGAAGTCTGTGAACCGTCTGAAAATTCACGGGTGATGGTTTGGTCGATAACACGCAGTTGAATACCGTTCAGCCATGCTTGTTTTGCGAGCATGGTATTTACAGCAGCCAAGTCAGGTGTTTGAGAGATACCGAGGGCGTTGGCGGCGAAAGAAGCGCACTGTTTAATAATTTGTTCCGCAGAACAGATTTTGTACAGTTCATCCAAATTGATGAAAGCGTACTTCAAGTTCAGGTTATGATCCTTACCCAACTTCACGAATTTAGCAAGGTCGCCGATAATGTCAGCAGTTGACTTACTGTTCCAATCAACGGATGATTTGGTTTTCATCTCATCATCCACGTCATAGTCAAGGTCAAATTCATTGGCATAGGTTGCGTTCGTGGTGGTTGTGAATTTAAGCACGCCAGCGTTTGAAGCGAGTTTCCATGCAATGTATTCTTCCTCAGACTGAACGCCGTTGAAACAGAAGTCAACATCATTG